TTGTATTTGGACGGCGCTTACGATACTTACCGTCAGTTGCGCCCTCATTAAGGGATGCGTTCTGTGAACGTGAGTTATTTACTGTCATTATGCCATTTTACCCTTCAGTAATTTAGACTGCTTGCGACGAGTGCAATTCGGGCAAGTATCTGTGTGTAGTGATTGTACTGGGTTTAACGTTAATCCACACTCAATACAAGGCTTAGAACCATTGTAATAGGTGGTTTTTAAATCTTTTTGAGTCTGTAACTTAACATCCATAGCTCCAGCCATGCCATCGCCAGTTGAATCTGTAAGTAGACCTGGGTCGTTGCTCATACTGAGCCTCCTAAAGTGTTACGGCTAGTACTTTCTTGAGTATTAGGGGTATTGCTAAAGTCAGACTCTACACGCTGTTGAGCACGACCAGGCAAATCAATTATGTCTTCAATACTTATCTCAGTCTGGGTGTATCCGTATCGCTCTGGAAATAACTTAACTTGAGGTAATGGGGGGCGCACATATTCTTGTAGTTCTGCCCCTGTCATCATATTAGCCGCTAGTGATTGGCTAAGTAGACGTTCTTGATTAGAGGCAAATGGACCGATGTATGCCTGTGGTGGGTAAGCAGCCTCAGGTGGTGCTTGCCACGGTTTGCGGGAGTAAACACCGTCTGCCATTCTTCCTGACATTTATTTCCAATTCGGTGATAGGGAACTAAGACGCTTAGCTCTGTTTAAATTAACACCCATAGGTGCATCACTCTTTGCAGCAGGACCTGCCTTACCATCATTAGGTAAGTGCGGAGCTGGTGCTAAATGCTGTGCATCTGCATTGCGCTTTGACATATAAACATTGCCTTCTTTAGCAGCATTCATTTGACGACGAATACCACGAGTATTATCTAATTCATCAGGATAGTAATACCCTGCGGCATCAATGCGCTCACCTTTATGTACACCGCGTTGGTAACCGCGTTGTGTAATGCGAACTTTAAGTGAATCTAAAACATTTTCTGATGTGGAACCTGGACGACCACGGTCATCTCTACGAGTTCTAATTGTTCCGAGGTAGCCGTCAGGATATTCTGCAGATGGTTGTCGACCAACACCTAAACGAAGGAAATCTAATTCGGAACGAGCAACAGGAACACCACCGCCACCATAGTTGGTATTGGTGCCGTACATCCCAGCAGCGCCGAGATTTTGAACGTTTTGATGTGGTCCTGGCATAAACCCATTATAGGTTAGCGAAAGCCACCTAGCACCACTAACTCTCTACGAGCGTCAAAACCTTCTCCTACTACTAAGGAAACAATTCCTGGGTGGGATTCAAGGCCCGATTTATCTCTAAACCAACTAGAACCATTGTCCATAGCAGGGTTTTGTATAAATAAACGGCGACCTACACTCTGTACGTCGTAATGGTGCAAGTGGCCAACATTTAATATATCTGCATTAGCTACTGAACACTTACCCATTACTTGCCCTGACCACCAAGAAACCATATTAGTTTTTTGATGACCATGAGCCATACCGTATAGGGTGCCACTTAAATTAACACACAAAGTACTATCATCTAAAGCTGGGTAACGAAACTCAACTCTATCTTTAAGAAATTCATTTTCCATACAAGCATCTTCTACAGCGCGAACAATCTCAATCTGCCATGAGTCTTCAGGGCGAGAAACTAAAAACCGTTGAACTTCATCATGGTTACCTGGAACTACTGGAACGATAATCTTTGGGGCATACTGCGCCATTGATTTAATTTGAGCCATAAGAACACGGCGACCAACCTGAACTTGTTGGGCTACGCCTATATCGTGGCGTCCCATTACCTTACCTTTTTGACTTGTCATTCCTTCAATGCAGTCTCCAATTTGAGGAAGTGCAATTTGGCCAATTTTATACTTAGATTGTAAGTATTTATGCTGTTCTACTGCCTCATTAAATGTACGAAGTACCCTTTCAACAATTGCTGGGGTATCGTCTTTTCCATACTGTGTATCACCAATACTATAAACAGCTGTTAAATCACCTGCGTGGTCATTTACTGGTCCTGTTGGTTTCCAATTACTAATGTCTTCAATTAACTTTTCTGCATCATAATCTTTTCCTGAAGATGAAGTTAATGGAACAACAGAAATTTTAAATGATTCTAACCATTCTCCGTCGTATCGTTGCCAACGTGAGCGCCTATGCGATGTAACTGCCCATTCTGATGGGTCTAAATTTGCTTCTCTGATAATTTCTTCTGCACCTGGAGTATTGCCATCAGGTCGTGGTGTGGAAACAATGAAACCACCATCATTGCCAATTTCAGAACGAGGACGCCAACCATCTGGGATGTTACGAACTAAATCGTCTGAGCCTTCTTTACCTGCGTTAATAAACTCTTTAAACTCTTCGTTTATGGACATTGGCACCAACGGTTTCTATGAGTACGGAATGTGGTTAAACTAAAAGGCAAATCAGTAAACTTTGCCTGTAAAAATCTATGAATTTCCATAGTCGAAGATTGGGTGTCTAACAACTCTCTAAACTCTAAGATAAGCGTGTCATCTTGTAGTTTCAGCCACTCGTTTACCCCACAACGACCTTTTGAATACGTGCCAACAGAAGCTTTGGGGGATAGATTAGCCAATTCATCTTTGAGTGACATGGGTGTAATTCAACCATACATTTAGAGTTAAGACAAATACAACACCAATAAAAAAGCCCCTGATTTCTCAAGGGCGTTTTTTACTAAAACTATTATTCAGCCATACCTGCATCAAAGTTTGGCTTTGAGCGGTTAGTAGCAGCAGGAATAATTTTTCCATTGCCCTGAGTTGCTCCAGCCTCTGGTGCCATTTGCTTTTCAAATCCTACGCGGATTCCATAGCGAGCTCCTGCACGATGTCCATCAGCAGTTACAAATGTGCGAGATGGCTTAGCCATCTTAGTTGGGTCTCCTGCTGCAGTGTTCTTCTTCTTCATAAGCTTGCCCTTTTCAGGCATAGCTACACGTGGCTTTGAACCTGTAGCATTTGATGGCTCAGCTGAAGTAGGAGCCAAAGGTGCTGGGTTCTTTTTAGATGAATCTGTCTTCATTTAGTTTCCTTTGCAAAGGGGGTTAAATAACAATAAGGCATTTAAGCGCAAAATAATGGCTTAACCTGCGGCTGAGACTACAAATACAATGGCAGAAATGTCTCCATCGTGGCTTTTAATGCTTGCAAACCCTGGGATACATACAAGGTCTAAACCTCTTGGGGCGCAATATCCGCGAGCGATTGCGATTGCTTTGACGGCTTGATTAACTGCTCCTGCGCCTACAGCGCGAATTTTACATCCACGAGTTTCATAAATACTGTGGGCAATTGCTGATGCTACGGCTTGTGGGTTACTTCCTGCGCCTACGCGCAAAATATTCTCTTCTGTTATTTCTGACATGGGGTTCCTTTTTATGCTCGAATTAGTAGTACCCCTAAAGTATGAATAATCGAGCGTGTAATGTCAGTCTAAAAGTTGAAATTATCCTCAGGTGTTGGGGCCGTAGCAAGGCTTCCACAGAGGTGGCATTCCATATCTAGCATGTAAAGGGATATCTGCCCCTCTTCAAACTGAGCTTTGACATTCCACAAAGTGGAACCACAAACGCACACATGAAGGGGGTTCTCTTTATCTCTTAAATCAAGCATCTAATTGAATTTTGCCTTCTTTTTCACCAATAATAATCTTTGGTGCCATAAATGCCAACGTTTCACGGTAGTAGCAAACGTTACATCCACAGTAGTAAAGGCCAGATAATGTTTCAAACTCTTCATCTTCATCAATGCTGTCTTGACAACGCATCATGTACTCTTCAAGACCTGTTTGAAGTTCTTCTGCCCACTTCTCATCATTAATAAAAAAACTCATTTTCCGCCCCATCCCCCGCCTCTAAAATGGACTGCTGGTGGAGTCCATACTTTTGTTAAAAAGTTTCCGCAAACATCACACACAGGTCTGTGCACATCATCAAAACCAATTTGCATCTCAACTGTGGTGTCACACGGTAGGCACGTAAAATCATACTTTGGCATCAGTCTTTATCTCCGTATCCTGCTTCTCGTAATAAGTGTACGAAGTCTTCAAGCCTGAGTAACGTAACCCATTCGCCGATGTTTGCTTCACCTTGACCGTTAAGACGTAAGACCGCAACTGGTAAATCTTTTCCATTGTGTCGTTCCTTTAGTTGTTTTATAGCGGCTGTTGGATTAAAACCCGTACGAGCTTTTACTTCCCAGTCTATACCGATTGTTCCTGTTACATCACTACCGCTACGACCAGCGCCAGCGCTTTCTGCAAAGGGGAATCCATGTTTAGCTAAGTACATGGCTAATACTTTTTGGCTTCTATACCCTCTATGTTTACGTGATTGACTTGGCATTAAGGAGTAAACCTGTTCATACGCATACGGTCACGGTCACTGGATGTACGACGAGTAAGTTCTCGGCTGACCAATCCGTAGTAACGCTCCATATTGTCTTGTGTAGTTTCCATTAGCTTACGGTAGGCGTAGGTGTAATTTTTTGCTTTTAATTTTTCTTGTATATCAGGGGTAGCAAGGACGGCAGCTTTTAATAGACCAGCCTTCTCTGTACTTTTACCTGTTGAGGTAGCAAGCAATGCTCTAGCCTCAGCTAAGTCGTAAGCGTTTTCTGCCTCTAACTCTGCAATCTGAGCACAGGCAGTTTGAGTACGCATCATGTTGTAGTTTTCCATGTATTTAGAAGCCATAACCATAAGCTCTTGGTCATCTACCAAAGTAATGTCGGTTGGAAAATCTGGCATATTTACATCTAAAGTCTGCCTAATTGATAACCCTTGTTTTTCTAAAACTAAAATGATGGACTCGCTTATTCCTGTAGCCTCAAGCTTGAACATCGTCATACCCCTTACATTGGTAACAACCAGTATTGGCATCAATATTACAGGTAGGCGCCTCATGCTTGTCAACTGCGGCAACAATGGCTGCGGCCTCTTCGAGTAGGTGCGAGATGCCAAAATCACTCTTAGCAACTACAAACTCTTTGTTGCTTTGATTAGATTTATTTTCATATAAAAATAATGCTTCCTGAGGCTGATGCTCAAGTCCAATAAGTTCAGCTAATTTCATATACATCTGTGCTTGTTTAATGTGGCTCATAAAGGGAGCGTTTAAAGCCTTCCACATATCATCAAGGTTTCCGCCGTGCTCAGCCATAAGTTGAGGAGCTTCAAACCTAAATGTTCCAGCACCAATAGATTTAATTTCAAGCATAAGTGGCTCACCAAAACCAAGAAGGATTCCATCTGCATGGCCTGCAATACGCAAAGGTTCGTAGTTTAAAGATACTTCATCATATCTAAGATGCTTTGGGTCAACTTTGTGGCTTGAAGGAATACCTACAAAAGTATCGTTGCAATCATTACAAAAATACCGACCCCATAAAGTATCCATATCTCTAAATATATTTTGCCAACCAGCATGGATATCGTGACCTGTTTGGAAAACACGCTTTTGACTAAGGGTTACACGATACTTGCTAGGCGGTGGTGGAAAACCCAACAATTGAAAGTAAGAGCTGCGGTGGCACCAATCATCTTTAACCATCGCTGAGGGGTGCAATACATCAGAGCGTCTATCAGTGGGTGCTGGCTTGGTGATTAAATGTCGTTCAACGGTAGTAAGGACGCGAGATTCTTTCTTACCTGCTTCTAGAAACTTTTTTAATGTTCCTTCAGGTTTAAACTTGTCGTCTTTTACCGCCATTTTTATTTACCCATTCTTCAAGTGTGAGGCCTACCTTAGCAGCTTTTCTACTTAAAGCATTACGCTCTCGGTGACTTAATCCGCCCCAAATTCCATGTTGTTCATCCATTTTTTCTGAATACAACAAACACTGCAAACGAACAGGACATTCTGAGGAACCGTCTTTACCAAAACATACAGCTTTAGATTTATCTGCAATATTTTTATATTTTGCTTTATCTCTTGGTGGATACCAAAGTTCTGTATCCATCCCGCGACATTTAGCGGTATAACGCCAATCTTCTACGTCGCCTGAGCCTTCGTATGACAAGTGCACTCCATGAGGTTTTGGCGCATTTCTAGAAAATCATCCTCAAGTAGCATTATGTAATTATTCTCGTTAAGACTTACACCCAGTACAGGCATTCGGCTATCAAGAATTGCTTCATTGACAATTTTTTCCAAAACTGCGGCTTTAACAGTAAAGGAGGTTTTGCCCGTCCACTTGTGCTCTATTAAAAGCTCATCGGTGCGAACATCGCCTTTACGATTCCAAAAAGCTCCACTGGCTACTGTTCGTTTGCCATCAAACTTTTTTGCTAATCGTGCCTCATGCTTCTTAGACTGCTTTTGTCCTTCACTCCTCATCGGAGTCTTCTGCGACAAACTTTGAGCCCGCTTTAATCGAGTCTAGTACGTCGCGTTCTAAGGTTTCTTTCAGGTCTATCTCTTCCCGTATGGAGTCAAGCATAGCATCTGCGCCTTGCCACTGGCGAGTTGCACCATTGATGTCGTAACGGTAATAAGCACCTGCTCTAGTGACTACCTTATTAATGATTCCCATAGCCACAATTTCTTTAGCAAAATCATAGTTACCACGGTCTACAGTCCCTCCAGGGGCAAAATAAAAATCTACAAATGCTGTCTGAGAAGGTGGAGCAGACTTGTTCTTGAGGGTGCGAATCTTGATGGTCTGTCCTACACGGTGCTTTTCTTGACCAGTGCCCACCTCAATCCAATCATCGCGCTTAACTTCAACGCGGGTAAAAAAGGCATAATCTTTGCCCAAACCACCTGGGGTAGTGCGGGGGTCACCATACATCACGCCAATTTTAGAACGCCATTGGTTCACCATAATGCCAATAAAAGGGCGCTCAACCTCTACCAGAGACCGTTTCGAAGCCTTGCCAACCTTACGGAAGAACTTGTTAGTCAGTAGGGCTGTACGACCTACTGTTGACTCTTCCATTTGTTTTTCGTCCTCTGAACTAGGAACGAGGGCAGGAAGGCTATCAATAACAACGCAATCCACGGCTTTACTTTCAACGATTTCAATGACAGCTTCATAGGCATCCTCCATGATGTTGGTAGAAATTACATAAACGCGAGATAAATCAACACCACACATCTCTGCATAGGCTGGCACCCACTCCTCTGCGGCAACCCATACAGCGGTAAACTCTGGGTCTTTTGCTTGATTAGCGGCAATAGTTTTTAATGCAATTGCAGTCTTACCATTACTAGCTTCCCCAATAAGTTCATGCCATTGGTTAACAGGCCAACCACCACCTAGTGCAACATCAAATGCAAGTGAGCCCGTAGTCATACGACCATTAGTGTCAACAATGTTCTCACCAAGAACTACAGTATCTGCACCCATCTTCTTGTTAATTTTATTGATAACTTTAAGAAGCTCTACATTTGCTAATGCCATTAAATATGTCCAATGATTGTCTGTGGGTTAAATCCGCCTGATGCAACTTGTCGTGCTGCTTGCGGTGGTCCTGATGCTTGTGGTCCACCAACAATTCCTTTACCAACTCCTGAACCTGATTGCTGGATTGGGTATCCGCAGTCGTAACAACGAGCACGGGAACCTTCTCCTCCTACATAATTACCACTACCGCAGCCAGGACAACGAGGTGTTGTCGCAATGTTCTGACTTGGTGGGTAGTACTGCGTAGGAGCAGGTTGCGGAGGATACGAGGGTTGTTGAGGAACGTAATTTTGTGGCACAGGAGCCATCGGTTGTTGAGGCTGTGCAGGTTGTTGGGGCGTACCTAATTTATTCGCCCACCAGTTGTTACTCATATTCCTCCTTATAGTAGTCCCCAGTACTTACTGCATGGGGATGGATAATATCAAGTTCTATACCAGATGAAAAGGCGGTTACAAGGGCCGAAAATCCAATAGATTTATAAAAGTCAGTCATATGCTGTAATTCATCTGGGCCAAATTCATCGTCTTGTATAAGACCTTCTTTAGTCATATCACGCATCTGCACAGCCACAATAATTTTGGCGTTGAGCTCGCTAATAATGTCCATGAAGGGAAGTAAATCTTCTACGTATTCTAAACGGTCTGCGCTATCTTCAATTTCTTTTTTATCGCCCTCTTCACTAACAGGGTTTAATCCAAGAAGTACTGCAATTTCATTAGGGTACTCAACACTTAAATCATATAAAGACCAGCGTGTAATTGTGCTAAATGGAATTTCTTTTTTTTCAATTTCGTGTGAAGAACTTTCAAATAGGCGTCGAAACCAATTCATTTAGCTTGGCCCCACTTCTGGACAGTTGTAATGTCTGCTATCAAGGGTACATCAAGAAGGTGGATACCCTCCATAGCCTCACGGATAGCTTCAGCGGTTTCCTCAACTTTATTATCAGGTGTCAAGGTAACAAGCTCATCATGCACAGTTAAAAGCAACTTAGCCTCTTTGGGAATCATATCGTGAGCGCGAACCATCGCAAGCTTAATAATGTCGGCTGCTGAGCCTTGTATACGTGTGTTAAACGCTTGACGCTCTGCTCCAGACTTCTCACCAAAATTCCTAGAATTAATCTCTGGAAGATACCTACGGCGTCCTAAAATAGTAGTGACATAGCCACGTTGCCGAGTGCTTCCTACAACCATTATGCGGTACTTGTTAACGGCGTTAAACTTCTCTGAGAAATCATCTAATAACTTTCGTGCGTCAGTAAGTGAACAGCCAATAGAAGCAGCAATTTTATCTGGACCAACACCGTATGCCATAGCCAATACTAAGACTTTTCCAGCCTTGCGGTCTACTCCCATAGTGTCGCCCACGGTTGTATAGATATCTCTACGGTTTAAGTAGTTATCTAACATAATGGGGTCTTTGGCCATTGAAGCAATTACTCTAGGCTCAATCTGTGAGTAGTCAGCAACTACAAGTTTATAACCCTCAGGGGCGGCAAATAAATTACGAATTGCTTTACCATTTTCACTTGCTGAAGGGTTGGGGATGTTTTGAAGGTTGGGGTTACGACTAGAAAAACGACCAGTCTCAGCCCCATGCTGTACAAAATCGCAGTGAATTTTTCCGTTAATTAAAAGGCTTTCCTTATGTTGAATTTTAGACTTACCATTACTTGTACGAGTAATATCCCCACCTAAGTATGGAATTACATAAGTAGTAAGTAACTTATTAAGGTCTGCATACTCTAAAAGGGCGGCAACTAACTCATTACTTTCACGGTACAGCTCAAGTGCTGGCCCTGATACTGAATAATCTGATACCTCTAACGCGGTACCTTCGGCATCCTTAGCCTTACCTTTGTCAGTTAATATCTTTGGCTTTAACCCTTGTCCACCCTCTGCTTTACTGCTAAACAGAAGTACCTGTTTTTCAGGATTAGAGTTAATGTTAAATACCTTGCCAGCAATGCGGTAAACGTCAGAACGAGCTTTTTCAATATCAAGTTCTAACTGGTCATGGAGTATCTGTAACTGGTCAGTATCTATGGGGGCGCCAACCAACTTCATGGCACACAAAACCTTTAAGACACTCATTTCTAACTTCATTACGTTAGTTAACTGTCCTTCTTCTAACTTCTTTTGTAAAACATTCTTGTAAAGCATAAAGGTGTACTTAGCATCTAAATAAGCGTATTTAGCTACAGTACTGAAAGCATACTTTTCAACTTCTTTACCTACGCCCTTGACCATGTGATAGTTAAACTCACGAGCAAGGCAATCATCTAAACCGCATTTATTCTTGTTTCGATTGTCATAAAGAAATGAAGCAATCATTGTGTCAAAGTAGGGTCCCGTAGGTACCTCTCCGTTGTAGTACTTAGCAACAGAAGTTAAATCAAAAACAAGATTGTGGCCTACTAGCGTTCTGCCTGTACCAAACATTAAAGGTTGCAAGGCGGCAAAAACTTCTGCAGGAAATAGTTGCTCTGGAGGTGGGCCGTATGTAGTAACAGCTTTTCTTTTATCTTTTGAATAATCAGACTCTCTAATAGATAAACCTTCATCTTGGCGTTTTTGACCAGTAGGAGTTAAAGGGAATGCTTCACCTTCAAACTCTCCGTTAGGGTGACCCATAGGAATAACATCACCACGACCAAGTGTTGCTAAAGAAATCCACAGCACTTCGTTAACCACGGTAACTCCACGTTGTGGTCCAACGGTTTCTACGTCATAGGCAAATGAATCTTGTTGTAAGTAATACGCAACTAATTCATCTAACTGTTCTTTAGTCGTAATAATATTCATAAATTCCCCTTAAGGCAGAAAGGCCAGGGCAAGGGGTATTGGCAACCTGGCCTTTCTACATCTATTGTTAGATTAAGGCGCTAGCAATTTCTTCTAATTCAGAAACACTTAGCTTCCGAATTGAGTCTTCTCCAAACGCTTTCATCTCTGCGATTGCGGCTTCTGCTTTAGCCTCATCTACGCCCCAGTCTTCACCGAGGTCACGACCCTTTACAGGGTTAAGTGTGTAAGTTGTAAACTGCATTTGACCACTACGAGAAACAGCCCAATAGTTTTTAAACAATGGTCCTGCAGGTGAGTGATGTGCTGCAAATAGAGATTTAAAGAAAAGGGGAGAGGCAACAAGCTTTGTTAATGTTGTCTCTGTAGATGTAAGAACAGCAATTGAGAATAGATACTTCTTCTCAGGCTTGTGATTTAATTTAACACAAAGTGGACATCCACTACCTAGACAGACATAAGAACGCTGTCCTTCTTTCTTTTCAGTAAGGAAATGCTGTCCGTATTTGATTGGTTCTGCTGCGCCTAAAAACTTGATAACTTGCAAGGTTTCACTAAGCTTAAAATCCTTAGTGTATTCCTTAGGCTTAACGTCATCTGCGACGGCATCCCAACCCGACTTAATTGCGTCACTCGTATCTGCAATCCCTGCAGGGCGAGCTTCGATATTTTCCATTGCGAAATCGTCCGTTGCTGGTACGAATTCATCTGTGCTTTGAACTGCCATTTGTACTGCTCCTTTGTAGTATGTTTGAACTGCTAGTTTTGAACTGCTTGAGTTTCTTTTTCAAGGATTTTACTCCAAGTCTCAGCAAGCTCAATTGATACCTGCTGATGTAACGACCATTCTATACGCTTGACTTGTAAAAGTCCAGCTTTGTCAAAGATTGCTACAGCAGCTTCAATCATGGCTCGGCTATAAAGTCGTCTTCCTTTATGTTCTTCGCCATGTTTATTCTTCTTAGTGGGTAATCGATAAGGGGCTCTAGGAAGGTAGCCGTTTTCGTTCCAAACCCGTATTGAAACAAAAGGTCTTCCTAATGCTTGAGCTAGTGCACCAACAGTAAATAGCTCCACATCTTTTCCATTCGGAAGTGTTTTTAACTGTGGCTTAGAATCCCATTGCTTTTCTTGCACTTGTTCAACTGCTTTAGGTTCATTTGCACGTCGCTTTCTTTTACTGCCTGGATAATAGACGTCTAGGTCAGCAAAAGTTGAATCAATAAAATCATCGGCCATTATTTAACCACAAATGCATAGCTTATTTTTTCAGGCAACATCTCCATGATTTCTTGCTCCGTAAATTCTTTTCTATAAAA